AGTCCTCAAAAATGTTTTTAAGCGATGCATTGTGCCCTTCATTATTCGTCACCGGCGCTCCGTCTTTGCTGATTAGGAAACCATCCCCATCTTTTTCGATATCCAGAGCGGCAAGTTTATCAGCAAGCTCCTTAATCTGCTTTTTACGTTTTACCGGATCCGGATTAAGAACCGCTTTGTTATCTGTCAACCACTTTTCAGCTTCAATAAAAAGTTCAGAATTCAGCGAATCCCGTTTGGCTTGTTTTAAACCTTTCTGGTATTCTGCATCCTTTTCTTTCAATGCCTCTTTAACCTTAGTTTCTACAATCTTATTCGTATCCTGCGTTGCGCGGGTAAGTTCAGATTGCAGCTTTTTATAGCTTTCAGAGGTTTTTATTGCTGTTTCCGAAATTTCTCCCGGATCGCGGTTTTCAAATCCTGTTTTAACTGAGGCGATAATCTCTTCCGGCGTAGTTCCGGTAATATCGAAATCGAATTCAGTAGAGAATGCTTTAACCAAATCTTTCAACCCTTGGCCGGTAGCCTTTCTGTGCCCTTCATCGAATCTCTTTTTGAGATTGTCAGCATTCAGTTTAACAACTGCATCTTCATCGTCCTGATCAATAAATTCCTGTGCTTTCGCTTCGGATATGTTCAGAAGTTTTGAGATTATTTTAAGTAATTCCATATATGAATGTCGGATTCCTCCAAAAAGTGTACGGCACTTCTGCCAAGGTGAATAATTTTGAATTGATTAAGTTTTTCCCGTGTACGGCTCAGGATAGCCAAGTATTGAAGTTCTTTGTCCGGTGCGGGTGGACGCCCAAGTTAATTTTGTGTCGGGTCTATTTCAGACGGTGTGCTAACCTCACTTGTGCCGGTAATCTTGTATTTCTCCTTAATACGGGCTTGGAGTTGGTTGTAATCGTCTTCCGGTAGTTCCGTTTTGTATCCGCTATCCAAGTGCTGGATTGCGACCATCTTTGTTTTTTTTGCAGCGGCCATTGGTTTGACTGATTTTGATTGTTTGACATAAGCTCTGAGTTATTTACCCAGAGCCTTTTTAATAAAATCAGTTGGTGCCGCTGTCCCCTTGCCCACTATGAATGGAATCTTTGGTTGCGCTATCGTCGGAACCTGAATCGCCACTTTCCCCTGAGCCGTTTGTTTCTCCAGTAGTTGCATCGCTATCTTTTGGTTTGGTTGCGGTTTTGATAACTTTCGCCTTTGAGGTTAGCTCCTTTGGAGTTTCCGGCTTGTCAACAATCGCCCATCCATCGTAAGTTTGACCGCTCGGATCTGTGCCCATAGCCTCTAACTGCTTCATGGTGAAATCACGAGGCTCGTAACCTTCTTTCTGTGCAGTTACTGTTTGATTGATTGCTTTTACCTTTTCCGTGCTCATGGCTTTAATTATGTCATTAAGAATAATTTTGACATAAATTAAAGTAAAAAAAAGAAGACTTCCAAAATGTAGTTTTTTGTTGAATATTATCTTTAATAATAAAGAGAAGCATAACATCCGCACACTATCAATAAAATCAAAGTAAGGAATGGCATAAATAGACAAAGACTTCCAAAATCATTGTTTTGGAAGTCTGTCAAGAATTAATTCAGCAAGATTTCGGAGTTCTTTTGTGTCCAGCACCAAGGCTGCATACTGGTAAAAGAATCGTATTCGTTCGTGTGAAGGGAGTTTGTCAAATTCAGATTGAAGATGTGAATCTATCTGATTGAATTCTTCTTCGGGGGATTGGCCGGGATTAGTATTTATGTCATTTGACATATTTTGTAATATTATTTATTTGGTGGCGACATTTCGAAAATTCCATTGCAGTTAATCATGTAAGAAGATCCATCACTATTGCAAACCATTGATGCGTCGTTAGGATTTCCATAATGACGATACTCTTCTTTCTTCTCAACTTTTTCAATGACTGGACTTTCAGGTACAAGCATCCAATGGCTGGGATTAAGTGTTGCTATTCCAAGTTCCCCATCATAGCAAGAATCATAAGCCCTGTTATTTTCCGCGTCACGAGGTATTTGCCATTCCTTGTCATGGATACAGAAATTTGAAACATAGGTTTCCCCTTCTTCATAAACAAGAATTCGCCTCCCATCCATGGGGGCAGATTCTATTTCATACCATTGAAACGGCACTACGTCTTGCATTCTTAATTCAGCTTCTTCGAATGCAGCTTTCTTTTTTGCATTCCATTCTTCCATCCAGCTATCCACTTTTTTGGGCTCCTTTTCCGGTACGAATAGTTTATTGCTGATCTCGACTTGATCAATTCCAATTGTAACTAAACCTTCAATACCTAAATTTAATCTTGCCATTGTTTTGACCATTTAAAATTTGAAACATACCGCAATATACCTCTATTCCTCTTTCCTAACCAACTTACCATCAACAATTATCAACGTTTTATCCAACCTCGCAGCATATTCTTTTGCAATCCAAGACCAATGATGGCGGCAAGCAATCCCACCGCACTGAGTAAATGGGTCATACCCGTCTTTGGGCTTACCTGCGAACTTTCCCTGTTCTTTATTCGAGTACCCGCCAAACTTATCAGCTGGCGTTCCAAACAAAGCAATTTCATCCCGAAGAAATACTTTTCTGTTTCGCTCAATACAGAACGGACGGGAACCTTCAATTACTCCACCGGTGTAAATAGCAGCTGGCAGTTCCAGCTTTTCAGCAAAATCATTTTGTGAAAGTCTGTCCGCTTCCTGGTAAGTATCGTAAACGTAATTTTTAAAGAAACGGGAAACAATACCGCCTTCTTCCTGCGCTCCTTTGATCAGCTCCTTCATTTCAACCTTCAAGCGGATGTCATTCTTATTCTGAGCAGTCCGGTAAAAGAATTGCTGAATCTGACGTTTTGCGGTTTGATCCTGAACGAGTGTATCCATGTAGCCGCCCTGAATTATTTCACCGGATGCTTCAAGGCCTAATCTATCGTCAACCTTTGCGGAAACGATTTTGGTAATTTCCTTCATCTTCTCTGCAATCCCGTCTTTGGCAAAGTAATCAGAGTTCAGAGAAACAACGTTCTTGATATCTAACTTGAAAGTATTCAAAAGTGTTGCCAAATCTTCCTGCTGAAACTTTTTGAATATTTTCCTGATCAGTGCCGGGTTTTCCCTGACTTGTGACCAATAGGAAAGAAGCAGTTCAAACAAACTACCCTCTGATTTTAGAACCTGATTTTCAAGGGAGGTTTGCTTTGCTGCTATTTTCTTTATGCGGTCGTTGGATTCGTTGGTCATGGTACTTTTAGCTTACAAATAACCGCTTTGCAGTTGTAGAATGGGGTGAAGTTGCCGTCATCAATAGTATCCCAAAAAACAAATCTTTCTGGCGTTTCATCCCAAGAAAAAGCGCGCGTAAGGCGGTCTGTTGTTTTTGAATAACATTTATCAGCGCATTGAAATTGTCTCAATTTGGCCAACTCTTTCAATCCCGGTGGCAGTTTTGACATTTTCATCTTATTTTCTTAAAATACGCCTTAAACTGCCCATTCAATTCCTTTTCAGTAATCGAAAAATGAACATTCTTTTTCTTAACGATTCCAGTTCCGGACATTTTGGTTTCAGTTCGCCCGATGTAAAGCTTACCCAACTGTCTTGTTATCTCCCAGATATCCCCGTTTGGAAGTCTTTGAATCTTGATTGCATTCGGGTATTCGGGAACGCGCTCGGATAGTGTTTTTTGGATTGTTTCTGTTTGCATGGTTAAACAATTTTATTTTCTTCTGCAATAATTTCTTTTGCGTATTTCCCGCAATTATCGGCTTTAACTATTGCCATATCTTTTAGATTGAATTTATCTCCTTTTTTAAGAATCACATCGTACATACCGATTATTAAGTCAATATGATGTTCGCGAACCGCTAACCCGGATAGCCTTAAAGCGAAATCCAAATAACTTATTTTCTGTTCTTGTGAAAGTTTTGGCATAATCTTATAATTTATTGCACTCTTCTGCGTAAGAATCTCTTGAACATACGAACCAGATGCCGATAATAATTGTGATTAAAGCTGCGCCAAATGATCTAATAGTCACACCAAAATAACCTCCTATAAACGATAGAACCATAATTATCACCTCTCCGTATAAAAGATAATTGAATAATGATATAAGAGATTTATACCCATTCAATATGCGCTTTTCTTTTTCTAATTTAGTTTCTGACTTCATGACCATATGATTTATTTGAAACTAATTATTATTTACGCAACCAAATCTTCTTCCTGTCTACTCTCCCCTTTACCCAAAAACCCAGTCTTAACAGGTACGGCAGGCTCCAACTCTGCAACATACTCCTGTGCTCTGGCCTTTATCAATTCGTGGCGACCTTTGTAATCCAGAGAATAGAAACTCTTATTCTCGTTTTCCATCTCAGTCATAATGTTTTCATAATTTGCCCACAGAACTTCTACCCATTTTGGAGAATATCCTGAACCGATTGAAAACTGCGTTTCTTCACTTGGCCTGTTACGGAAAGGACGGTGAATTCTCCAAACGTTGTACTTAATAAGTCCAGCCGAATCATCCACAAAACGTTTTGATGCAATCTCAACTTCCAAATCATCCAAAAGTGTAGGACTTGCCCCGGAAGTAACAAGCTGAGAAAACATTGCTTGAAGCTCTTCAATCGATTCAAACCGAAGCGATGCCGGATATTCAAACAAAACCTTTAAGCCGTCTGCAATGTCATTGAACAAAGCTATTTGTCGGACAATGAATTTGAAAGCTTTTGATTTGTGCTCGCAGAACGGAAGAAGAATGTTATTTTCATCGTCTGCTTTGATTGTGAATTCCGTTGCGGTGTTATTCAGCTTTACGTTTCCATCCGTTTTTACAGCGGATTGCGTTGTGAAGATCGCTCTCATAATCGCCAGTCTTGACGCGTCCAAATCTTCACGTAAATGCTGGATGATTTCAATGTCAGGTTTGGCGTAATGAACCAGGTCAGCCAGTGGCATAAAGTACTGTTCTTTATCCTTTGGCATTGGCATTGTGATAATGTCGCTGGATGAAGTATGAATAACAACTCCTTGTCCTTTGCATTTTGTACAAGTTGTTCCTTCTGGCGTTTGGCCATGGCTACAAGTAACAATAGCGTTAAGTCCCGGACATCTTTCAGCAAATTGGAATTTCTGAGGAAACACATGAAACCGTTTCGTCATGTCGTATTCCGACTTATCATTATTCAAATCCATTACAACAGTTTCAGCCAGATCAAGCGGTGAAACCATTGTTTTAAAGTTTGTGATCGGATCTTTGATGTAACCAATCCGGAAAGCCTGAACCTGTCCTGCTTTCACCGAAAGCGTGTAGTAACGGTATTCATCAGCGCCAGAAGCAATCAGTTTTCCTCTCATGTCTTTGCGGTCCTCGTGGTAATGTTCGAAAACAACAATATCATTACCCAGATACCCGATGTAATCTTTCAGCTTTATAACATTTGAATCCTTATCGTAAATCTGGATTTCTCTTTCAATGACCAGCCAGTTCAATTCATCGTTTGGTAGGAATTCAAAGTCCACAACACAATCACAAGGAATGAAAACACCATACGATCCCGGCTTCTGGTTTTGCATGGCATCAAAAGCACCGAAATCAATCACAAGGAATGCGTTCGGGTCAATCAAACTTCTACGGTCATACTCCATCGCCAAATAAGACTGAACGTCTCCCTGATAGCAGAATTGATTCAATGCCGCTTCAAGTTTTGGGAGTTTCTTTGAATCGTTTTCGTAGCTGATCTCCTTTTTGATGTTCGGGTAGCGGCTCGTTTTGTAAAACTTTGCACCTGCTTCGTTTACAGCCGGAGAAACGCATTGCTGCGTAATCGCTTTTCGCATTGCAAACTGATCTTCATCTTCTCGGCAAGCAAAACGGGTCAGATATTCTTCAATATCATCCCCGGTCATCATCGCATGGTAAAGCTTTCTTCTGTTTACTGTGCGTTCCCAGTTTTCATGACGGGTTTGTCCTGAAATACGAGGGACCATTATGGATATTCCTTGTTCTGTGTTGATCATGACTAATTGAATTCTTATTGTGGCGATTCGCCTTAATTAAACCGGCTCGGCTAACTCATTGATTTTACTTCTTCCAAAATCATTTTTGACCTTTCCTGATACTTTCGTAACTCTTCAAAGCCATCTTCTGATTCGAGAAGTTTTTTGTAATCCTCTGGCTTGATTTGTGTTGGAACTTGAACTTTCATTTTCCTTTGTAAAACATTTAAAGCCACAATAATCTTTTTACACTCTTCAAATTCTCCCAAATCTTCATAGTGGGCGAGCAATAATAAAACAGGCCAAATGCCGTAATGGATGACAAACCCTATATAATTATTTGAATTACTTTCCATATCAATAATCATTATTCCTGTGATACCTTGTTTCATACAATTCTGAAAAAACAGAAAGGAGACCGTACTTTGCTGCATCTACACAGTGGCCGTTTTTCTCGTACTTCACCTTTGTTTTTTCGTCAACTACTTTTTCTTTTATAAATCCACCGTTCGGGCTTTCAATGGATTCCTGAATATCTTTTATCAGTTTTGGGCAACGGGTTTCGTCAATCTCAATTGTCACTTCCAATCCACCTCTTAAACTTCCTGAGAAAATATCATTCAAGAACTTCCTGACAAACTCATTAAAGAACTTCCTTTTGTAAACACGGTTTGATGTAGAATGCAAGTAAGGCGCAAGCGTTGTTCTGATTTGATTAAATGCTTTGATATCCCCAAATCCTTCAACCTTACTTTCTCCCGATGCATCACCACAGTAACTAACAGGTACTTTACCGTGCCGCTTAGGATATTTCTCAATCCATGCTTTGCAACAATCTTCCCCGGTATTCTTTGGATGACTCAGGCAGAACTCGTCATAAAACCGAACAGTATACCCGTTTTCCTTTGGAATCAGTTGAAAACAAAGCAATGTCATGTAAGGCCAAACGTTAAAGTCAAATGTCAAAAAGCTTGGTAGGTTTGGATTGTAATCGACTTTTGTTACGTGCTGAGGGTAATTAAAATTATAAATCCACTCGTGTCCGTTTGATTCTACATATTCCCAGTCTCCATCTACAAAACGTTGATAGTTAATTGGGGTCAGATTCTTTTTAAGGTTGTCTTTATATTCCTGATCAACAAATGGATTATCGCTAACCTTAGCAGGAATGTAAGCCCATCCGTCTTTTAGCTTATCGGATTTACCTTCGATCCCGTTGATATATTTATCATAGATTTCAGACTTAACCCAGTTTTTTGTAGGATTGCAGGTTGCCAGAACAAGAGGACGCGGCTTATATCCTTCATCGTTCGGCTCTGCATTTAACCAGGAACCCGCACGCTCAAAACATTTATTCAAAGTCTGCTGCTGAAATTCCGAAAGCTCATCCAATCCAAATCCATTTACTTCCAAACCGTGGAACCTGGTCATGTCTTTATCCTGATTGTAACTTTCAGGAAATAGCGTAATGACCGAACCATTTGTAAAAGTGTAAGTCAAATCCGACTTATTTATTTTTGCAACATATTCGGCAATTCGCACTTTTTAATACATGTAACTAATTGAGGGCAGAAGATTCATCGTGATCTTTAGCC